TCGCGTGTCTTTCGCTCAATATCTGCATCTCGCTTCATTTAATATATCCTCATCTTTTAAAATGATGGTGGAGATGAGGGGAATCGAACCCCTGACCTGTACGTTGCGAACGTATTACCATATTAAAAACAGGTAACACAAGGTAAATACAAGTAACATAGAAATTATAATAAAGTCAAGGTGTTAATTAATTTATTGTAACAAAAGTAACCAGAGGTAAAAATAGTTAAACAGGGGGGTATTTTCTGTAAAGTGTTGACCATGTGTTGACCAAATTAAAGACAATGAAACCACGTTATAAACCAGCACGAGGTTGTAAGTATCCTGGATGCAGGGCATTGACTAGGGACAAGTCGGGATATTGCACTATACATAGACATTTGGCCGAAAAAATATATAGGGAATCAAGGAAGGAAATTGCAGGGCTGGCTAACGACAGAAAGTTTCGCAAGGCACGGGAATGGTTCTTAAGACAGAACCCCTTATGTGTGAGATGCTTAAAAGAAGGCAGGCATACACCGGCCACCGTGCTTGATCATATAATACCCCATAGGGGAGATTTAACATTATTTTGGGAGCGATCTAACTGGCAGGCATTATGTGAGCGATGCCATAACCTTAAAACAGTACGAGAAGATGGCGGAGGTTGGCAAACATAGAACCAATAAGGCTTTGATGGGGGGCGGCTCAAATCTCCAGGAAAGCCATCTGTAAATCGATGAATGTGGCACGAAAAAAAATAATTGATTTTTCAACTTTCGTCAAAGGAGAATTATGAAAAATGCACCTTCAACGTTAGGCAAAAACGGTAAACAACTATGGAAGGAATTGGGGCCCGTACTACTTAAAGCAGGACGTCTCAATCCAGAAGACAAAGCATCCTTTATGATCTTATGTTCTTGTTATGATGAGATCTGCTTGTCTAATGAGGCCATAAAAAAGGATGGTGTGGTTATAAATGATGGTAGGAAATCGTTGAAAAGGCATCCTGCAATTGTAATCAAAAAAGATGCTATCGATGCCTTCACCAAACTTATGAGTAAATTTGGTCTGTCTGCATTAGATAGGAAAAAATTGAATCTGCCAATGATGGACCCAAAAACCATTGAAGCGGAGAATGACTTATTTGGAGGCAGAAATGACACCTAAACAAAAAATAAATGAGTACATTAAGAGAGTTAAATCTGGAGCAATAAGAGTGGGTCGTTATCAGAGACTTGCCATTGAAAGACATGAAAATGATTTAGCACGTCATGATCTATCCTACTCGTTTAATGAAGATGCAGCAAACAAAGCGTGTTCCTTTTTTGAGAAATATCTCCACCATAGCAAAGGCCAATGGGCTGGTAAGAAGTTTGAATTGTTAGGGTGGCAGACCTTTGTGACCTGGGTTTTGTTCGGCTGGCAAGATGCCGCAGGTTTTCGCAGATTCAGGACAGCCTTTCTTGAGATGGGACGCAAACAGGGTAAATCAACTTATGCAAGCGGTGTGGGCAATTATCTCCTCTTTGGTGATAACGAACCAGGGGCGGAGATATACAGCCTGGCAACGAAACTTGATCAGGCCAAAATTGTGCACGAAGAGGCCGTCAGAATGGTCAGATCCTCACCGGAGTTAATGAGCTTTGCAAGGATATTACATAACAAGATCACAGTGCCCAGGATTGACGGAAAATATCAGCCATTAGGAGCGGATAGCAAGACACTTGATGGTTTGAATATATCCGGCGGAATTGCAGACGAGACCCACGCCTGGCCCTCACGTGAGTTATGGGACGTGGTAATAACAGCCACCTCTGCAAGACGTCAGCCATTACTATTAGCTATTTCGACAGCCGGCTATGATAAAGAATCCTTTGGTTATGAGTTACGAAATTATGCAGCCAGGGTTTTGGATAAACTCATAGAAGATGAGCGATTCTTTGCTTTTATCTGTACTTTAGATGAGGGAGATGACTGGAAGGATTCAAACCTTTGGATGAAAGCGAATCCTTCCCTTAATGTTACCATTGAACTGGCAGAGCTGAAAGAACAATTCAGAACTGCCTTATCACAGCCAAGTTTTGAAAATAGTTTTAAAAGATACAGGCTCAATTTATGGACAGAGCAACGCACCCGTTGGATAGGTGTCGAGAAATGGGATCAGTGCATAGGTGATTTAGACGTTAATATTCCTATAGAAAAAGAGGAGTATTTCCAACAATTAAAAGGCAAAGATTGCATTGCAGGTCTGGATTTAGCCAAGACGAGTGACTTATGTGCTTTATCTTTGATATTTGTCGAAGAACCTTACACCATACTGCCTTTTTTCTGGATACCCAGAGACAAGATGTTAGAAAAGATCAGGACGGATCATGTTAATTATGATGTGTGGGAAAGACATGGGTTTATAGAGCCAACAGTAGGAGATGCAACTAACTATGACTACATACTGCAAAGAATTAAGGAATGTTATAAAGATTTTAATGTTTTAGAGCTTGCCTATGATCCTTATAATGCAAGTCATTTCATTCAGCATTTACAAGATGATTTACCAGACCTTGTGGCGATTCCTGTGTCCCAGAGTATTAAAAAGATTGCACCGGCAGTGAAGGCTTTTGAACAGCGGATACTTGATAAGCAATTAGTGCATGGTGGACATCCCGTCTTACGCTGGAATTTCGCAAACATTATGGCAATTGAGGACATAAACGAGAATGTTAAGTTTGATAAGCAAAAGAGCACGGGGCGAATTGATGGTATTTCTGCTACTGTAACAGCATTGGCCAGGCTTATTGGCGCACCCGTTGCAAAGTTTCTTTATGAAGATAGGGATTTGAAGGTTTTATAATAACAGTTTAAAGAAATTGGAGGATATTTAAATGGAAAAAGTGACTATTGAATTAGATTTATTGATCGAATCTTCTAAAATTACAGTCGATGACATCCGGTTAAGTGCAGGTGAGATGTCATCTGCAGTCACTGAAGTTATGGATATGATGACATTATTATTGAGTGATAAAATCATGGAGGACGTTGAACTATGAAAAAAACAAAGATTGAGGTGTCAGAATTTCAACTATATCTGGGGAAGGATTTTCATAGGGCAGAGATTAACCATCCCTTGACCAGGAAGGTTTATACATTGCTAAAAACAGAAAGATACCACAATGGCAAAAGCATACACGGCCTGACTTTAAGGGCCATCGATGATAAAAAGACTTGACAATACACAAAAGATGATTATTATTTAGAATAATAGTTATTCAAAAATTGAATATTGGAAGGCACCGGTATCTTTAAGGATATTGATGCCTTTTTTGTTATGATAGCAACACGCCCGCTGCTAATAGCTATCTAGGAATAGATGGGGTTGGCAACGGGCTTTTTTATATTTCCGTGTGGCCAGCCTCCTAAACACTAATTTTAGGAGGATTTAGAAAATGAAAACAATTCAAGAACTCGAATATGAGGCAAGGGCTATCCTTGATCGTGCAAAAGAAGAAAATCGAGAAATGACAGGTGATGAAACTAGGAGATTTGACGAGCTCATGGCAGAGATGGATCAAATTAGGGGTAATAAGGCCCTCGAAGCCAGACTTAATAGTGGTGAGCTCACTTATCATAAAGCCGATGACGGCGGATACCGGAGCCTGGGTGAATTTATCCATAGCGTAGCTGATGCTATGGTTTGGCACACGAAACCTTTTGATAATAGGTTAAACGAATTACGTGGAATGAGCATGGGAGAGGGAACCGGAGGGGGCTATATAGTTCCCACACAATTTCGCCCTGAACTAATGCAAATAGGTTTGCAAGAGGGGATTGTAAGGCCACGAGCCTTTATAATTCCAGCGGGGACACCACCAGACGCAAAAATTGAATTGCCAGTGCTCGATCAGAGTTCGTCCATGACGGGCGGAATTGAGCTTAGTTGGGTTGGCGAAGGTGCCACAAAGCCTGAAACGGAAGCGGAATTGAAACCATTTTCTCTTATCCCCCACGAATTATCTGGATATGTGACTGTGACGGATCAATTACTTCGAAATTGGGAATCAGCGGAGGTAGTTATATCCAGCATGCTAAAGAATGGTCTAATTGTTGGAGAGGACACAGCCTTCTTGACAGGCTCAGGCGTTGCACGCCCTCATGGAATTTTATCGCAAAATGCCAGGATTTTACAGACAAGAAATGCTTCTGGATCTGTTAGCTGGGCTGATGTCCGTGATATGTTTTGGAAGTGTCTCAAGAGAGGGCCAAATGGTTCGACTCCAGTATGGATCATTTCACCCTCGGTTCTGCCTAAGATTATGGATATTTGCGATCCGGGCAACGCAGGCACAATGATTTGGCAACCGAGTGCACGTGAGGGTGAGCCTTCTAGGTTGCTGGGCCTCCCCATCCTAATAAATGAGAGATCTCCGGCACTAGGTAATCAGGGCGATGTTATGCTCTGTAACTTGGGCTATTATACAATTAAGGATGGTTCAGGCCCCTTTATCGCTGCGTCACCTCATGTTGAATTTAAGTCAAATAGGACAATCATAAAAATTTTTCATAACGTGGACGGCGATTCTTGGTTACAGAATAAAGTTCCTATTGAAGGTGATCCAAATAATTTTCTGTCACCTTTCGTTATCCTGGATGAATAACAGCTTTTCGCTGGGAAGGCTACAGCATGAACAAGGAATCCAGGGGAGGAAAAACGCTTGCCGAAGCGCCTGAGAGTGCCCTGGTAGGGTCTCCGCCCTTTCTTTTCACTTTCAGGAAATCGGCAAATGATATGCTGCTCAAGGATGGGCCTTGGGTGGTGCCTCTGAGGGCGCGTCTGCCTTCCTGGCGCGCCCTTATCTCTTTCAAGGGATAGTAACTAGGAGACAAAAATTAGCTCATACGCACTCATAAAGCAAATCGTCGATATCCTCATCGCTAGCTATCCCCTTGTCATGGAGATGCTTGATTAATAATGACAGAGCTGTCGCTACCCTGTGATTCTGTAGCTTTTTGTCGCTGGTTAAAGTATAAAAAATTCGTTTCTCCAGCTCGCTTACATCATCTTTAAAGGTCTTTTCTCTAAGGAGCTCTTCTTTGGTCGGCATGGTATCCTCCTTTCTGTTTTGAGATGATGCCCAGGAACATAAGCTAACATTTTTTAGTTTATATCAAAATTAGAAAAAAAACAATTAAGGGGTTGACATTCTCTTTTTTATCATTATAATAATACATAAATATAAGTTAAGGAGTTAACATGCAATTTAAAGCAAAGGATATTTTAAGAATACTCAACATTAAATATCGGCGTTATGATTATCTTATGATGAAAATCGGAATCCAACCCGAGGTTGAGAACCCAGGGACTGGACATTCGCATCTGTATTCGTTTAAAAATTTACTGCAATTTGCCTTTGCCCATTATGCTTTAGAAAGTGGGATGCGCCCAAGAGATGTTAAAGCTGTGCTTGCAAGTGTGGATCTAACATACCCTAACGAAATATACGATTCTCAGAATTATACAAAGTACATGCTTTACTATATGGCATACCCCCCCAGTGTAGCAGGTGAGGGCTTTGTTCTCTCATTCCCATTATCCAAAGAAGATGAAGAGGTTCTAGAAAACCGCTTAGAATACGCTACTATTTACACGGTCATCAATTTGTCCGAAATAAAAAAGCGGGTACTGGAGGCGATAAGATAATGAATATACAAGCCTTCATTTCACGACTTAAGAATGTCAAAAAATCAGGTGATAGTTATCAATGCCAATGTCCTGCTCATGATGATAAAAAAGCAAGCTTGAGCATAAAGGAAGGTGATGACGGCCGGATATTGCTCCATTGTCATGCAGGCTGTGATCCGGCAGATATTCTCTTTTCCATGGGATTACAGGTGAAAGATTTATTTCCTTTATCTTTCCCACGGATACCACCCGTCCACCCGTCCACCCCTGGAAAAGTTATTGAAAACACTAATAAAAATGCTGGACAGGTACCTGGACAGGTGGACAGGTGGGCAGACATGAAAAAAATTCCAAAAGAATTTTTGCGGGACCTGGGAATTACAGACGTGAAGTGGCATAAGAAACCAGCGATTCGCATTCCATATCTTGATGAACATGGCTCTGCGAAAATGATTAGATATCGTATATCTCTTGATGGTGCGGACAGATACAGAACACGCACCGGTGATAAGGTTTTGCTTTACGGCCTATGGCGATTAAAAGCAACCGATTATATCATATTGGTTGAAGGCGAGTCCGATTGTTTCACCTTATGGTATCACGGATTCAATGCAATAGGGCTACCAGGCGCAGCATCCTGGAAAGAAGAGAGGGACGCTAATTTTTTTGATGGAATAAACAAGATTTATGTGGTGATAGAGCCAGATGCTGGAGGCGAATCTGTCAAGAAAAAGATTGCTACCTCCAGCATTCGAGATCGTGTCTACTTATTGAAGTTAGAGAAAAAGGATCCATCTGAACTTTACCTCTCTGATCCGGAAAATTTTAAATTAAATATGCGGACTGCATTAGATAATGCAATGGCATGGACTGAAATAAAGGCTGAAGAAAATAAAGCTATAGCCGCACAGGCATGGGATAGATGTAAAGAGTTAGCACAAGAACCATCAATATTGACTTCTTTTGTTAATGAACTGCCACACCTTGGCCTTGTCGGTGAAGATAAGATAGGGCAACTTCTTTATCTGTGTATGATAACAAGATTTTTAGATGATCCTGTTAGTGTAGTAGTGGGAGGCCCGTCGAGTGGCGGTAAATCGTTTCTACTTGATACTGTTTTAAAATTTTTTCCCCACGAGTCTTATTACGATTTAACCGCAATGAGCGAAAAAAATTTAGCCTATACAGAAGAAGAACTATCACATCGGTTTTTAATTCTTTATGAAGCGGCTGGTCTGAGTGGCGATTTTGCCACTTATCTGATCAGAACTCTTCTATCAGAAGGGTGTATTAAGTACGAGTTTGTCGAAAAAACCAACGAAGGTTTGAAATCTAGAAGAATAGAAAAAAAAGGGCCGACAGGCTTGATAATGACTACTACAGCTGTTTGGTTGCACCCGGAAAACGAAACAAGATTATTTGCCGTTACCGTTAATGATACCAAAGCACAGACAGAAAAAATCTTTTTTTCGCTTGCTAACAATTCAAACAAAGAAATAGACCTAAGTACATGGCAAAGCCTTCAAATTTGGTTGTCACAGAGTGAAAAAAGAGTAACGATTCCATACCTCACGATTTTAGCGGAATTAATGAGACCGGTTGATGTTCGATTGCGCCGTGATTTCAAGGCACTAATAAGTTTACTAAAGGCGCATGCCATATTGCACCAGGTGAATCGAAAAAAAGATGATGATGGAAATATCATTGCCACATTAGATGACTACGAGGTTGTGTATTCGCTTGTGGCCGATCTTATCGCAAACGCAGTCAATGCATCTGTACCTACAACCGTCATAGAAACAGTTGAAAAGGTTGAAGAAATAGTGTCTGTCGAGGAATTTGCTACAGTCTTGAAGGTAGCAGAGAAATTAGACATTGATCGAAGATCCGCTGCAAGGCGGATAAAAACCGCTGTCCGCCGAGGCTACTTAAAGAACATTGAAGACAAAAAAGGTAAACCCTATAAAATTGTTCTTGATGATCCACTTCCCTCTAAATCAGATGTCTGCCCACCCGTCCAGGCTGTCCAGGCTGCCGTCCAGGGAAAAGTCGAGGAAAATCAGGTAGATACTCAAGGGGTGGACGGGTGGACAGGGGGGTTAGAGGGGAAAGAAAAGGGAAATATAAATTTTGATGATACTACTTCACTTTCAGAGGCAGAGTTTGCAGCTAGGGAAAGACAAGCGATAATTTTTGCTGATAGTACATAAACGTCAATATAAAAAATGGATAATCAAATAACAAAAAGGCTATTAAATGTAGAGGAAACAGCACGATATTTAGGAATAAGTGCAAGAACGATTTATAATGCCATAGCACCGAAAAGTAAAAAACCTTTTCCCATTAAAGTTAAAAGGATTGGAAAACTTTGTAAGTTCGACTTGGTAGAAATTGATAAATATATCAATAACCTTTAAGCAGGAGGGCGTCATGATTTTACAAGAATGTCCATACTGTCATAAAAAACAGGGTGTAAGAAATAAACTATGTAAGTGTGGTGCAGATTTGGACAAGGCGAAGAGGTCTAAAAAGGTTAAATATTGGATAACCTATAGGCTACCTGGTGGAAAGCAACGGAGGGAGAGTGTAGGGTATTTTATTGAAGAGGCCAAGGATGCAGAGGGTAAAAGAAGAAGTCAGAAGAGGGAGAATAGGCTATTTGACATAAAAGCTGATGCTAAAATGACTTTTCGCCAATTAGCGGAATGGTATTTGAACATTGAATCTATTAAGGCCAAGCCTTCTTACAGGCAAATGAAGATCAGGGTAAATAACTTGAACTCAGAAATTGGAAATATGATTATAGCTCAAATTAAACCAGTTGATCTTGAGAACTACCAGACAAAACGCAAGAAAAAAGGTCTTTCAGATGCTTATATTGATGACGAAATAACTCAAGCAAAAATGATAATTAACAAGGCCTTTGAGAATGATATGATAGGTGGAGAGACGTTAAAAGCTTTCAAGACTGTCAAAAAGCTACTCAAAACTAATGCCAATGCACGTGATAGGATTCTTAGTCCAGAGGAATTTCACGCTCTTATGAGCCATTCACCAATACACCTTATGCCTATATTGGCAATTGGCTATTATACCGGTATGCGGGAAGGGGAAGCCCTGGGTTTGGTCTGGAGAAAGGTTGATCTGAAAAACCGGCTTATTCAACTTGAGGCTATGGATACCAAGACAGGGGAGCCAAGAAAGGCACCTATTTGTGATGCGCTATATAAGATCTTGAATGCTGTTCCAAGAGCTATACATGATCCTCATGTATTCCTCTATAAAGGTAAGCCGATTAAGGAGATCAAATCATCTCTCAAAACTGCCTGCAAAAAGGCAGGAATCATATATGGACGCAAGCAAAAGGGTGGTTTTACTTATCATGATTTGAGGCATACTTTTAATACCTACATGAGGAAGGCTGGAGTAGACAAAGAAGTTATCAAAGCAATAACAGGTCACAATACGGATGCCATGTATACCCGATACAATAAAATAGATGTAGAAGATATTCAAAAAGCAGCCGGTCAATTTGAGGTGTTTTTACAAAGTGTTGACCAAAACGTTGACCAAGCCAATGAGTCAAAAACGTAAGTTATTGATTTTATTGGTGGAGATGAGGGGAATCGAACCCCTGACCTGTACGTTGCGAACGTACCGCTCTCCCATCTGAGCTACATCCCCTTTGGTTTTGCTGATTTTGGGATTGGCTATATTCTGTA